ATGTTTTACGACAATTTATTGAAACAAGCCAACTATGCTCCTTTATATAACGAAGAGACATCTCAATTCGAATCCCTTGAACAAGCTCAAGAATATTTGGAATATGTTCAATCTATACTGTAAAATTTAAAAAAAAGTGAATGCAGACGGCAATCTGGCATCCACTTTATTCAATCATATAAAAACGCTTGACCTCGTTTAAAAACAGCAAGACTCCTCATCTTGCAAGTGATTGATTTTTTACAAAAGTAACTTTTATTTTTGTTAGTAACAAGATTACCCAGTTATTATTTAAAAAAGGTATGAATATAGATACTGAATTTAACGTAGGAGATAGCGTATGCTATCTGAGCGGGGATAACATTATCCATACAACTATAAGCAAAATAATCATCGAAATATCCTATGCTGATGATAATTTCTTTATGGTTTATAAGCTGTCAGATGGACTTAGTGTACCCAGAAACAATTATCCCAAATGGGATAAAAGACTTTTCAAAGACAAAGAGAGTTTGATAAAATATTTATCTGAATCATAACTACTAAAGAATATGAATATGGAACCATTGATAAGATTGGTGGGATTAAAGGGGTGCAGTGGTGATACTTATGCTTATTTTTCCCGTGATAAAGAAAATGTGAAAAAAGCGTTGGAATTGGGGATAGCCTGTACCGGAGCGGACGATAACGGAGCCTTTAACATATATTTTAATGACTCTGAGGAACTTTGTTGTGAGTATATGAGATATTGTGTTACCAAAGAGTTTAAAAAAGCCGCTTCTATTGAAGAGGCTGTTGAATGGATGGATCAACTAATGAACTAAAAATTAAATAGAAATGAAACAAAAGAAATTACATATATCTTTTGACTTAGTATAATTGGCAAAACGAAAAGTACAAATTTTCAAAACGAAAGAGGATGTAAATTAAACTGTGTCAGCAAAGAATAAAATATTAACTTTGCTAACACAGTTTTTCATACATAAAAATCCGCTAACCGCCACTCTGTTTCGAGTAAAAAGATCGTTACTTAGGATGCTCGTAGTTTCTTAAGAGTTGATTTGTCAGAGGATTGCTCCATCGAATTGAATGTCTTTTTCCGGAAAGGAGAAAGGCCTCGGATTAATGGTTTTGTTCATTATAACACTAAAACTAAATTAAGGTTACCAACAAATCTGTTGTAACGAAGAAGATGGCCCATCAGTACATAACTTACCTTTTTCATCGAAGAATAATCGATCCATACAGACCACTCTATCCCAATTCGGTTTTTGGCAATGCACATCAGCATGGCGATGATAAACAATATACAGATCACCATTCGGAGCCTCTACTATCGAATTGTGTCCCGGTGCAGAAACCCCTTTAGGAAGATCCGTAGTCAAAAGAGGATTATCCTCACTCTTTACCCAAGGCCCCAGTGGACTATCCGCATAAGAAACCCCTACTCCATAAAACTCATAGCCGGTATCATTGGCGGAATAAGTCATATAATACTTTCCATTCTTTTTAAACACATAAGCACCTTCATTGCATCGGTTCCTATCCCAGTTAACCTTTTCCCATGTTTGCGAAGCGCCAGATATAAAAACAGGTTCCCCCATCAATCCGGAAAGGTCTTTTTTTAATTTCACCCCATAAAGTTCACCAGTAGCCAACGTATCCTGCATTCCATTTTTGCTGAAATATACATAAGGCGTCCCGTCATCATCAACAAAAATGTCTGCATCAATGGCAGAATAGCCCAAGTCGAACCAAGGAGTATAAAGATCTATAAACGGTCCTCCCGGCTTTTCACTGACAGCAAGACAAGTAAGCATCCGATCCAAATCTTTCATATAACAACTGTAAGTCATATAAAACCGCCCTTCGTAATATTTCACCTCTGGAGCCCAAAAGCCATAACAGCCGATGTGATCCTTTGGTTTACGATACAAAAGACCTTGATACTTCCACCTAATCAGGTCGGAAGAAATATAATAAGCAAATCCTTCTCCTTCCGGCAATGCAGTCGTACCTGTCAGGTAATATAAACCACCGGCTTTATAGATAAAAGGATCAGCTATATACAATTCAGTACTGTCCGTTGTTTTTAAAGGATTCTCATAACACCTTAACTTCCTATCCGATATTTGATGACAAGAAAACAAAAAAACACTCGACAATACAAGCATCGTTTGATAAAAAAACTTCATATAAATGTTATTTTTGCAAAATATCCAGTAAATGTACTTCTATTTTTCTAATAACAAAACTATTTCCGATTCCTTTTTAAATGAACCCTAATCACATATTTGACAAACTACCGCTAAACTGAAAATTTAGCGGTAGTAGTTCACCAAATCCTATAATATCCCCCAATCCCTACATATGGAGATAAGCCATCTCGACCAATCCCATAACCGGCCATGATACCTATTCCCCAGCGACGGGATGACTGCCGTTTCGTGATATACATTGTTTCCTGAAAAACATCAATACTATCAAGCGACGGATTGTATCCCGATACCCAAGCATGATAATCGTCCGTCAAGTATTCTTTCTGAGTGATCGGTACCGGCACATAGATCGTGTCAATCTTATCCTGCCCTTTCTCTTTAATGACGATCGGATAGGGTATTTCGACCTCTCCTACTTCGATTTCAAAGGAAGCTACCGGCAGAACCGTTCTCAAGGTGTCAATTACCGTATCACGTTCAATTTGTACATTTTTTACACATGTACTCCGAATATGGTAGCCCGCTATAAAGCTGGCTACCAACCCGATCAACAATAGTGTGACATACCAGGATTTCATAGCAAAATCCATCCTGTTATAACATCCGGCATATCAGCTTCTACGCCGTTTTCAACATACGACATAGCAGCGACAATGCGAATCATTATCTCTCTGTTCTCAGGATATACAAGCTCGTCAGCTGGAATACCGCTTCTTTCTGCCACCACCCTGATATAATTCTCCGTATGGTTCTCGTTTGTCGGAGCCCACCGGCTAATCATCTTGCGGATGGTGTCCAGTTTGTAATTGCGGATATAATTCCGTAAGATTACGAACATCGCCCGGTATCCGTAAGCCATTGTTGTAAATTGCTTAAACGACTTATCCTTGCTTGGTCTCACCTCGCCCTGAAATAAGTCGCCATTGATCCGGATATTTCCGGGATTGTTATTTCTTAAGCCTCTCGGCAAATTATTCTTCTTCATATTATTTATCTCCTTTATTACTTGAATTTTTGATAATCTTAATCAGTTCTTCCGCATCTTTCGATACTGCGCATTGAACGATCCTTTCTACGATATCGGCAATTTCCCCGGCATGAGCCTTCTTCTTCTTGCTATTTTCCACAACCGATCGTCCTTCAATAAGTAATATTCCCAAAGTAACCACGATCACACAATAAGGGATGGCATACCAAGGGAAAAACAGCCCCAACACGTCAATCAAGACAGCAAAGAGGACTACTCGCAGGTAATCTACGATCTTGGCAATTGTCTTCCTAAGCGACCGGCTGGAAATAGGTTCTTTATTCACCCTTGCTGCATCCAGTCCCGTCCACATGTCAATGAACGAGGCTACGATTGTCAAGATAGCACAGATAAAAATAATAGTAGTCCCATGCGTTATATCCTGGGTAATGTTCAAATGAATGATACGTTCCATACTTACGCTAAAATTAAAAGTGACAGATAGGTACTTGTTAATGCTGCAACTTCGATCCAGAACATCGGTTTAGTGTACAGAAAATCCGATATAATGCAATCGTTTTCATTTCGCACCATCATGGCCACGGTATAACCCACATACGCTATCCAAACCATCAAACACCACGGACAGTTACAGGCTACCCAAGCCTGCGAACCCACAAGGCAAAGTATAGCCCCCATTTTGTGTATGCCCCCCTCGACGATATCCTTGAAGTTTGGAGCAGCCCCAATGAAGAACATACCGGCACAAGCTAAGAATGCCAGCCATTCTGTGCCCGGCTTACTTACTTCCAGCACGGCCGGCATCAACAATCCGGCAGTCAGCCACATTGTAGCCATAAACCAGTGATCGTGTTCCAGTTTGTAATAGGTTGCACTGATAGAGTAAGGTACACCTTTTGCCTTTATACAAACTGCTGCCGTATAAACTGCGATAACCAAAAAAGAAATAATTAATAATAACAT